TGGAGTGAAAAAAGGTATTGGTGATATCAAAGATAATATCGGTAATTTCTTTGGTGGTGTAAAGAAAAAAATCACTAATTTTGATGGTACGCCTGGATCGAGAGAGACTAAGGATAAACCACAAGAGGTTAATGCAACAAATCCAGAAGATAAAGATGAATCATATAGTGAGTCCTTTAGTTATAAAGGAAGATTAGACCCAGCGACTCTTGAATTTATACCCGATGAGGGTTCTTTACCACCAGGCGTGCCACTTGAAAAAGCACAACAAGATGTTTATAAATCTAAAATTGCAATTGCAGAATTTGACTTTAGAGAAGATGTCATGAGAGGAATGACTAGAGAAGAGGCGATTAAGTCATATGGCCCACAAAGTAACCTGTATCGATTTAAAGAGAATTATAATAAGACTTTAGAGTTTGGTGGATATGAACTTGATGTTGGAAAACATTATGATTCAATTAAAAACTCATACTCTGGTAAGAAGAAAGGAAAAGGTCAGGATTCATCTTTAAAGGGTGAAAAGAGAGGATTCAAAGGAGTTGTTGGAGGAGTCGCAGACTCTTTAACAGGAGGATTTTTTAATTTTGATAAAAGAGGTAACACTAAGGCACAAGATTTTGCACAAGGAACTGCTGACACTCTCACAGGTGGTATATTTGATTTTGATAAGAAAGGTAGCACTAAATTACAAAGATTTGGTCAGGGTTTTATGGATGCCATGACTGGTAATCTTACTGACTTTGATCGGAAAGGTGGAAAAACAGTAGGCCCCACAAGAGCTGTTACAGGAATTGCTGACTTCTTTACTGCTAATATGTTTGATCTTGATAAGAGAGGTGGATTTAATTTATTTGGCGATAGAAAGAAAAAAGAAAAGAAGAAAAAATTGCGTGACAAAGATGGTAACTACATCGGTGATAATGCAAGGAAAAAGAATCTTCAAAATACGATGGACAAGTATGGGCCTGGTGATGACGTGAACTATTCAAGAGAACAAGAGTTAGACGCAGAATTTGATTTGAATACTGGAAGAGCATATGTTAACGGAGTAGAAGTTGATCCTCAGGCGTATGCTGAATTTAGTTCGTTATCAGAAAAGGAACAGTTAAATCAGGCAGGAGCATTTGTAATAGAAAATGCCATTCAGAAAGAAAAATCTATTAAACCAATAATAGAGAGTGACAATAAAAATCTACAGAGTAATGTTTTTCAACCTATGGATAATAATCCAATTATTGTTGTTGCAAATAATGACGGAGGTGGTGAGATTGGTGATGATCAAACGGTCAGAGTTCCAGCAAATCAACCTAATACTCAAGACTCAGGTGAACTTGTGATGACTGATGATGCCTCTAGTTTTCTAAAGACTATCAAAAACGAACAGTTAAATATTGCTAGCAGTAATGTCTTACCTCATCTAGTCGCTCAGAACTTAAAATAATGGAAAATAATAAGTATATCATCAAAAAATGCACACTCATCCCTAATGAAGGGTCATCTTTGGATGAAGATTATGATATAGTTCGTGGTGCTCCAATCATTAATTATTATGAAAGTATTGAGAGTCCCACTATATCATTGTCTCTTCAGTTTCTAGATGTTGACCAAGTTATAAGTAGAAAGGGTATATTTGGTGGAGAGTATATTGATTTAGAGGTCAAAATTTCTGGTTTCAAAGATTTTAAAATTTCATCTAAGAAACAAAAACTAATGTTGAACAGTGTGAAAAACGTTATGCCTATGAACGGTGGTGGTGGAGAGATTGCAACTTTAGAATTCGTTTCAATGGAGGCAATTATCAATGAAACTGCAAGAGTAAATAAAAAATTTACTGGAAATGTATCAGACATAGTTGAACAATTATTGAAAAAAGATAAGAAGGGAATTAAAAGTAAGAAGAAATTAAAAAAAGATCGTTCTACTAACAAATATACCTTTGTTGGTAATTTAAAAAGACCATTTGATACAATACAATGGTTATGTCCAAAGTCACAAGCGTCTAACAAAAGTTTTGGTTTTCTTTTCTATGAAACGTTAGATGGATATAATTTTAGATCTATTGAAAAATTATTGGAACAAGATCTTGTTACAGAACCAGTAAGATATGAGAAACCAGATAGACCTGTTGAGGGTGATTTTAGAATACTAAAAAATAATTTGAATCAAGCTAATGATATTGGAATGAATTTGAGAATGGGAATGTATGCAAATAAAACAATATATCTTGATATTGAGAATCAAACAAAACAGGTTGTTGATTTTTCAGTGAAAGATTTGAAATTGAAGAGACCACCAAAATTATTAGATGGAATTGAAGAATATCCATCTAGGTTAATGTTTAGAATTAGTGATCATGGAGTGTCTCAAAAAGGATCAAAGAAAAAGAATGTAAATAAGGATGGAGAACTTGCCGTTTATCAAAATAAATCTTATATTAGGAATAACTTATTGTTTTCACAATCATTAAATATATCAGTACCACTTAATCCCGATCTAAGAGCTGGTGAAATGCTTGAACTTTACTTCCCTCTTAAAAAAGGTGATAAAGATATTAAACCAGTGAGTTCTTATGGAACAAACAAAGATAATGATCTTAGTGGTCTATATTTAATATCAGAGTTAAGACATATGATTGGTGGTGACAATTCAGAGACACAACTTAAATTAATTCGTGATCTCTTTAGCGCTAGCTAAATAAAAGAAACAGGAGAAATCAAATGAAATCTATCGAAGATCATATCGAAAAGGATAAACAAATCCTTGACGACCCACAAGCAAACCCTGCAGCACGCAGACATGCTAAGGAAGAACTACATGACTTAGAAGAGTATGCAGAACATCATAAAGCAGAGATCGAAGCAGGAGATCACCATGATCCAAATGCATTAGAGATATTCTGTGACTTACATCCAGATGAACCCGAATGCTTAGTATATGACGATTAATTAGATGTACAATCAGACAACTAATTTTTTTGGGAGAGATCCTATGCAATGGTGGATTGGTCAAGTGACTGATCCAGATAAAGGAGAGTGGGGTGACGCCTACGAAAAAGTAAAGGCCATTAATGGCGAGGATGTATATGGTTTTAGATGTAGAGTTCGTATAGTTGGATATCATGGTAATGATACTGATCTACCCGATAAAGATCTTCCATTAGCACATATTCTTTTACCATCAAACACAACAACTGTTGGTGGTTGTGGAAGGACTGTTCAATATCAAGGTGGTGAAGTGGTTGTTGGATTTTTCTTAGACGGTGAAGATGGTCAGCAACCTATTATATTCGGAACTTTGTTCAAACAAACTTTCGTAAAAGATGGATTAACATCCTCAATGTTTAATAGAAAGAATCAAATTGACTTTATACCATATACACCACCAAAAGTTAGACAAAGATCTGGTAAACATAGATTTTTCTCAGAGTCACCTTGGCCTGGCGGATTTTCGGACGGTGAAGCTGTAAAACTAATTGCATCGAAACAAATGGAGGCTGCCACAAATATCACTGTTCCTAATTTTAGTCCATGTGAAGACAATGAAATATCAAAGATAAGTGAAACTATAAAGAGTTTCACTCGAAAGATGGAAACTCTTCAACAGTTAAATGAACAATCAACATATGTTGATCCAATTTACGGTGGCATTGTCGATGTACAATCAGAGATAAAGATAGCGAGTAATAGAATTCATAATTCAATGACGAAGTTGGTTCGTCGTGGTAGATCATGGTTGATTCAAGAAACTCTCGATAAGTTAGATAAAACGATGGAGAATAAGGTAGATAAATTTAATCAAGTTGTATTGGGACAAGCTACAAATGCATTAACAAGTATCATTTTTTGTAATATTGAAAAAATACAGGATGGATTATTAGATTATCTCTCGAAAAGTTTAGAGAATATGATCGGACAAGTGTTAGATGTTCCCACTTGTGGTGTAGAAAATTTCATGAGTGACATGTTTGGACAGATTAATAATATTATGGATACAAGTCTTGGCAGCATGTTTGATCAATTGAATAACATTCAAGGTGGTGGTATTGCACTTCCTAGTGAAACATTTTCAAAGGCAATTAAGTTTGCAAATATTCTTACAAACGTTCTTGACTGTGATAAAGTAAATTGTCCAGAGTCACAGGTGTTTTCTTCAAAAAATGGTGTATCAAAAGGAATTGAAGAAAATTTTGATAATATAATTGATAAAGCTGGATTGAATTCTAAAACAACAGCACTTCTTGAAAAAATTGATGATGCAATCGAAGCCTCACCGTCTGCACCTGATTGTAATACAAATGTTCTTAAATGTGGCCCACCAAAAGTTGACTTTATCGGTGGTGGTGGACAAGGTGTATCAGGAAAAGCTGTAGTCAATGCTGTAGGACAGATTATTGGTGTTGCAATCAATGGATCGGGATTTGGATTTAAAGAACCACCTTTACTTTCTTTCTCTGATGGTTGTGATAAGGGTTATAGTGCTGGAGGTTATCCAAAGATGGGGCCTGTTTCTATTGTTAAAGATGAAAATGGGAATAATGTTTTGGATGATGATGGGAATCCTGTGACTGTACCTGATCCAAATGGAACTGAACTTGGTGTTGTTGGTGCAGTTATTAATAACCCTGGCCAAGAGTATCTACCAAACACAACTGAAACTGATCTTGATGGAAATGTAAAAGAAGTTACTCCAGATCCAAATGGAAATTATGATGGTGAGACATCTTTTGTGACATCGTTAGAAGATGTTATTGTTGAAAATACAGGTTTTGGATATGATGATAATGACACAGCATCTGTTGAAAATGGATCTATCGCTTCTGCTGGTGATACTTTGCCAGGCGATGCAACTAGTGATACAATACAAAAGCCTGGACAAGCACAGGTAGAGTTAAAGATTCAAGATGGGTTAGTTGTCGGTGCAAGTGTTGTCAATGGTGGATTTGGATTCACTAAACTTCCAGAAATACTGATAAATAGCGATACTGGAGCTGGTGCTAAGTTATCACCTGTTCTTAAATTCACTAGAATTGATGATGCATCTCAACTTGCTCAAATAACTCAAGATGCTGTTGTAACTGTAATTAGTTGTATCGATAAGTAAAATGCCAAAATCACCAAACGATAATCAAAATACTGAAAGAGATGTCCATTTAAGGTATAGCACCGCCAGTGGACAAAGTAGCATACATGGTGATACTTTGTATGCACTTCAAACACAGGAAGCACAACAGTTTTCATTTCACTCTGGAACAGGTCAAGGTGGATCTGGTGGTGGGCCTGGAACTGGTAAAGCAGTTTTATATACGCCAGGATTGTCAATGGAAGTTCTTGGTGATGGTCTAAAAGTTAGAGAAGCTGGTGACATATCTCAACTTCCAGCGAAAATTATAAAATGTAAAAAAGGTGACTTAGTTCTTGATTGTGAGAATGGTAATATATTATTAAGAGCAAAAAATATCTTTGTTGATGCAGATGGTGGAGGACAAGATGGTCAATTTACTGTAAAAGCAGAAAGAATCGTTGACATCGGAGCTCCAGATATTCGCATTCAAGGTGAAAAAATTACAGCCAAAGCCACGAAGGACATGACTGTGATAGCAAAAGGACAATTTGAACTTAGGTATGGATTCATGGTTGCTGCAGCTTTTGCTGATGAGAATTTCGGTGCTTTGACAGCAAACTTGAAGAAGACTCAATTATCAACACAGAGAACATTATGAATATTTCTAGATTTCAGACAGATAAATTAATTGTAGGAACAAATGATGTTTCTTATGACGCACCTGACACTACACCAACTGGAACTGCTGTTTTAAATGGCCCTGTTTTAGTTGGACAACCATCAGCTGCGCCAGGATATGAGGCGGTTTTAAATGTATCATCAAATTCTGCACCTCAAAATTCACTTGATGTACAACCAGTTTGTGAAGCGAGTCTTGCAATTAAAGCTGATGGTAATGTAAAGATAGATGGTGACGGCAAAACTGCTGATGCTTTAGTGGTTACTGGGGATCAAACTATTAATAGTGGAAATCTTCATACAAGTAATCTATTAGGTTGTACATTTCAAGGTTTAGCTGGTGTGGCTGGACAATTTAGTGGTAGTTCTATCAATGTTCAAGGTTGGAAAGGATTTGATATCAAACACCCCACAAAAGAAGGACATAGATTAAGATACATATGTTTAGAAGGCCCAGAGGGTGGCGTTTATCATCGTGGTAGAATCACAGGAACTAACGTAATTAATCTACCAGATTACTGGAAAGATTTAGTTGATATTGATAGTATTTCTGTTCAGTTACAACCAATTGGAAGACAACAAAATCTTGTGATTCAAGAAATTGATGAGGATTTTATTGTTATTGTAGAGGACTCAACTAATATTGATTTGATTAC